TTTAGTGCCATTCCTTCCGCGTCTGCCATTCAGCATAGTGTTGAATTTTGACTTCAATTCATCAACACTGCCATCATCCAGCAGTGGGAGAAGAGGGGAGAACTCCGGAAAACGTTCACAAACCTCTGCATTGGAGCACGTTCCAAAGGTGGATTCCAAGATTGATCTGCAGTCAGCAGCACTCCTTGATAAGAGCGTTTTAGCATTGATTAAGTTCGAAAGTGCGCTCACAGGAACCAATTCTTCTGCAATAAAATCTTCATAGTCACACTTCTTTTTCGGAATATCATTGATATAATAGTCAATAACATTGCCTGTGAAGTCACCCTTTTTGTTGTAGTTCTGACGAGAAACCTTCTTAAATGTCTTGTTGGAACCGTTAAGATCTACGGTCATTTCAGCCGTGACCTCGATATCGTTAATCTCGTTACCTGATTTATCGTGTGGCCTGATTCCAGTAATTTCTTCGCCGTTCTCACCCCTGCAATTCAGTACCCAAAAAATAGCTCTCTTAACTGTGCTTTTTCCAGATTCATTACATCCAGATACCTCTGTCTTATTGTATAGATCTGTGTCTACAGCTTTTCCATTGTAAAAGCTGCAAAAATTATCTAACTTCAAATGCTTAATTCTCATCGTTTTCCCCTCTTTCCTTCGTCATCGGTTTCATTTGCGCTTGATGCAGCACACAAAGCAACTGCAAGCACACCAGTAACTCCACCAAACAATAGTCCTGCTATTAAACCAATTAAAAAATCCATACTATTCATCCTTTCCACTTACAGAATCTATCTCAAATGAGAATCCAGTTCTATCTTCGAGTTCTTTCATAAAACGTTCAATGTCTCCGTCGTATTCCTTTGAGAATTTGTCAACATAGTCCATTGTTTTCTGTATTCGTTTGGCGATTGCCTCAGCTTTCCAATTAGGACAAGTATCTGCCAGGGCAAGTCCAAATGATGTTAATATGATGCTGTATATGTTGTCCACAGCGTCTTTATTTGCCTTTTGGTAATATTTGTCATAAAGCTTGCGATCAACGTCTCGTGCAATATTTTCTTTTAACAAAGCAATTCTTATGCTTTCTTCCGCGCCTGTAATTCGCTGCTCTACGACTTTGTTTCCTTTTTTTGCTTCTCTTTCAGCCCGTCTCCTTTGTGCTCGTGTCATCTGTGTGCTCCTTCCTATATACTTATTTCAAACTCTGGCAAGCAAGGTTGCTTGCCAGTCGAGCTGATTCCTCGAATCTTTTGAATTTCTTTTTGCTTCGTCAAAACTGTTGCATACGTTCTTAAAAAGTTACTCTGGACCACTGTTTCAAGATCTGTTTGTTCTGTTTTAGCCCATTTTTCCAGATTGCCAGGACTTCCAACAGCTCTTTGAACACATGATGGCAGTTTTTCAAATTCCTCTTCTGCATGATATGTACTATTGGAAGCAGCAGTGCGAACCATAGCCCATGCTTCCAAACCTGTTGGAATTTCTGGTTGGTTTAATAATGCTATTTTTTCAACAATTTGCCCTATTGTTGGGGCGAATCCTTTACTCTCAGTGAGAATATAGGCTCTCAGTGCTGCGTCAACCTGTGCATACGTGTAGTCTGATAGTAGCCTAGCCCAAATTTGAGCGGTAGCATCAATATCTGCGACTTTATAGTTTGGATATGCTACAGTCATCACTAGCATTATTTTTTTTGCATCATTCTCAGTCATCGGATATACTGCCTAAAATGGCATCAAACTGTGAACGCTGTGGATTTTGTAGCTTTCTTTCGAATGTTTTTTCTGCCCTTAACGGGAAAATGCCTATCCAACAGTTATCAGTGGACTGATTAAGCAGCTGAATCTTTAAGTCCTTATCTCCATGAGACAAAAACTCAAGCTTGATCATTGCTCTTTCAAGAGCTTTTGAAGTCAGCGGTTTCTTTATCTTTGTTCTCATCGAAGCATAATCACTTAACGCCTCGTCAAGTTCTGGATCATCTGAGTACTTTCCAGATGCTTTTGCAGTAACAGTCAGTGCCTTTGCATCAGTGTATAATTCCTGCATGGTTCTTGCTGCTTCTTCATAGCCTAGTCCGTGTAATGCTTTAATCGTATTTATTACGTTTTCTTCATACGGCTTGCTTTTGACTTTTGCTATCAATTCTTTCCTTGTCATTCTCGCCATTCCTTTCTGATTCGTTAAATGCCATATAACACATGATTCCGCAATCCTGCATTATTTCTTCGCTCATTCTTCCTCTGTTCGGGTCCAATTCGTCAAGGAATACACCATTGATACAACTGTGTCCAATGTCTCGCTCAAGCTTCGCACGTGCTGCGAACACCTCTGGGAAGTCTTTTCTAATCTTGTTCCAATAGCCCATGCCGCCTTTTACGCAGCCAATACAGTTGTTGTTATTGTAGCCCATATCGTACATTACAGGGCGCTTTATACCCAAACGATCAGCAAAAGCATGGCAATCTTGCTTAGACATTTTCTCCCTAATAAGCGGAAATTTATGCTTAAATTCAGGAAAATTTTGTACCATTTGCCTAGCTCTATGTTTTTCGTTCAAGTCCATTCCCCATACATACGTTAATTGGTATTGTAAGTGCTCATTTTCCCACTTTTTACGAACTGCTTTCTTTAACATTCCTGTACAAGGTGCTCCTTGCTTAGAATTTATAAACCTGAATTTTCTGGCTACATCTTCCACACAGTTAAACTCGGAAGATTTTAAAATTGTTACTTTCTTTCCAATAATTTTTTCTACATCGTGTATAAACCTCAGACTGTCTGGGTGCTGATCAGCGATATCTATATATATCCATTCGTCAACATCCTTTTCCAAATATCCAGCAACAAAACTAGAGATTCCTGCTGATAACCAGCACACTTTGTATTTTTGCATAACACCACGCTACAAATGCATGTATCGTGGATCATAATTCGTTTGCTATCAATTGCGTGTGCAGCGTTTCCACTGCACACCTTTTCAGCCACGGTGTTTAAATTTTCTGATACGCCACCACAGATCACTGCGCATCAACCCGGTTTACCGGGCATTCGTTATTCCTTTCTTCTTGTACTTGTTATTAGGGTATCTGTTGACTCAGCAAATACCGCGTCACCTGAAACAACAACTTTATTTTTACAATAAGGGCACATTACACATTTGTTGTAGTAATTTCTGTGTCCGCAGGAGGTTATTTTGTTAAAAAACACATCACCTTCCTCGTAGCTCAAATTTCTATCGCACTCAGGGCAAGTTATTACGTTTTCTACTTCAATAGTTCTGACCATCTGTCTCCTTTCTCAAGCGCTTTTTCTGGCAGTAAACCTTTGATTCTATTATTCTTTCAACGAAATCTCTGCCACCAAAAATCATGATGATTTGAGTCAACATTATAATAACGTCAGCAGTTTCTTCAAGAATATCTGCTCTGGCTTTTGCCAAGTCTGTGTCAGGCGTTGGATTTACATTTCCACCCTCCAGCTGAATTGTCTTGCGGCGATGTTTAAGCAGTGCTTTTATCAGCTCGCTCATTTCTTCGATCGCCTGGTCGATTTGCTTATCTGCTCCGTAAGTATCAATACATTCCTGTAGTACTTCTGGATACGCCGTTGTTGGCAATCCTGTTGTTTCGTATATCTTTAAGCGTTCTCGGTTTTCTGCCATTCCAATAAGTGCCATGTAAAAAGTGGCGATAAAACTATCAATATCTTCCTCAAGCTTAAATTGCGAATCGTCATACATTTTGTCACTAAATGCTTCATCATTCATCGTTGATGCCTCAGAATCGCCATATGCTTTGTTAAGATTCCGTGCAAGCTCCATAAGTGGAATTTCGCGTTCAAAATCCCTGTACCATACTTCACCATCTTTTATAAATACACAATTGTGTATCAATGCTAAGCTGCCTGACGGATTATCAAAAATTGTTTTAACCATATTTTTACACCTCTCTAGCCTTAATTAGTTTTCCTGCCAAGTTGTAATCGTATCCAGAATTTTCTTCTTTTCTGTTCATGTAGTCGCAGAACTCCTGACATTCTTCTTTTGTTGTGAAGAATGTATGCCACAAGCTTTTTTCTAATTCTTTGAAATCTTTGTTGTGATCCACTATTACATATGCACTACGACCAATTGTGTCGAAATACCCATCTGCAATTTCTTTGTACCAGCCCGTAATCTCTCCACCAGTATCACTAAGCATATATAGCAGATTTTCTTTCGGCTGATATATTTTCTTGCGTTCTCCGCATTTGCAATCATCGTATACCACGTTTCCAGATGGTAATGCCACTTTGACTTTTCTGTCCTTATCGCATTTGTTACATTTCTTTTTGTACTGGTAGTCCCATTTTACTGACCACGTAACAACCTTAAATTGTTCCATTAACGCTTTCAGCCTAGCTCGTGCAGCTTTGGCTCCAGCCTTTTTCATTGCACTTTTGTACTCTGCTTTCTTTCTATCATAATCTTCCTTTATGGATTCAAAATCTTCCTTGATGCCCTGCAATTTTTTGTTTTCCTCACGCAGCTTTTCAAGTTCGTCCTTAACTTCCTTTTTTACAGATTTCCGAAGCTCGTTTTTAAGTTCTTCGATTTTTGCGTCAAACTCGCTCGGTCCGAAATAATCTTCGTCATCCATGTAATACATATTATTTGGCCTCCTTTACAAGCTCTAATACTGCACTACTTTTAATTCCGCGTTCATATTTGCTCCTCCCAGTAAAAACTCTGTCCGCATTGATCACAAGATTTTGTTGCGTTTGGAACGCACGCAATGCGATAACTGCAAGATTTGCATTTGTAAACTCTATTTTCTATAATCTTGATTGGCTTCACTGATACCAGCTCATTAACTGCATTACTCGCAATCCTAAAAGCAGCTTCATTCTTGAAATGCTTCATTGCATCTTCCTTCAAGCCAGTTTTCCAACATTCTTTTCCCAATTTGCTTTCTGCAGCGATGCTTTCTTGTAAGATGCCAAGTACTTCGTCAGAATCCATCTCAAATTTAATTTGTTCAGCCATTTTCTCATTCCTCCTTATACACTAAAACAGATCATCGGCGTATGTTTCTTATTTGACCTCCTCCCAGTCAATCTTCTGTCCACAATCTGAGCAATATGACAATTTCTTCGCAATGCTTATGCCGCTCCATACTGTGTTTCTACAGCACGGACATTCCCACACCTCAAGCTCAATCTCTCTCCATGTATGTGGTTTATCACCTCTGTTTTCATGGACGACAGACTTGTGAATTGCTTTAACTGGTGGCTGAGGAAGCTGCTTCTTTAAGCATTCTACTGCTGTTTCATAAGCAGTTTTTTCTTTCGCAAGCCGCAAAGTTGTTTGAAAACTGCTATCGCTAACTTGGTGCTTTCTACATTCCAATTCATGGTTAAAATAATCAATAGACTCCTTTTTCTCTCTATTTGTCATGCTATCTCCTTATGTGAATTTGAGCTGTTTTGCAATTGCTTCTATTACATTTACCGTGACACCGTTTCCTGCCTGCTTATATAACTGACTGTCAGAATTGACAAATGCTGCCTTTTCGAAATATTCATCTGTCCATCCTTGCAATCTAAAACACTCTTTTGGTGTCAATTTTCTGATTGCTATGTAACATTGATATTTTTCATACCAGACAGCATATATGGTTAATTCATCAGAAATTTTCATAAACATGCTTGGTCTGGTTAAGACATATTCCCTGCTTACTGGAATGTTTTGAAGTTTTAAGGCAACACCACTATCGTGTGTAGATGCTTTTAGACATCTAAAGCAGCCTTCATATACTCCGCGATAGAACTCTGGTGAAACTTCAGTATAAACTCCACCAATAGGTTTTATACTCGTGGCAACTCCATGCCTATCTTGCGAAGTTAAAGTAAACATTGGTTCGCCATTCTCTTTAAAGCGTCTTCCATTCTGGCGCTTTTCTGTACGATCTGGAGTGAGAACTGGAATTGCGACACCACTTGTCTCGGCTTTGTGGTTTGAAACACCTTTATTGTATCTAGCTTGCAAACATCTTGCTTTTTCTGTTAATTCTATTCCCTGATAACTCAAATCTACAAAGCAAGGCAAAGCAACATAGTGTCCTCTTCCACCTCCCTGTCCTGCATCTAACGCCTCGGTAATTCCTTCTTGATCAAAAACTTGTGTGTTTCTTCTGAATCCGTCTCGATGATCAATTATTGAAACACTATTTTCTCTGTTTGTTCCCTTGATAGGAAATATTTCTGCGGCACTTCGCCCTCTAAGATGTCCGATAATGAAGCACCTTTCTCTGTTTTGTGGAACTCCGAAGTCCTTAGAGTTGAGCACTTGCCATTCTTCATCATACCCCCCCTGCTCCATTTCAATGAGCAGTCTGGCGAAATCCCATCCTCCATTAACGCTAAGCAAATTCTTAACGTTCTCAATGAAAAGGTAAGTGGGTTTATCTTCTTCTTTGAGTTGTCCGATAAGGTACATAACTCTGAAAAACAGGCTTGAACGGTTTCCTTGAAATCCAAGCTGTTTTCCTGCAACGGAGATGTCCTGACAGTTGTGGACGATTGCCCCGTTTGCAATGTAAGATTCATCTTCTTCAACGCTAAGGTTATATACTGTTTCGTATTGATCAGATTCTGTTGGCTGATACAATTTTCTGCAAACATATCTTCCACGATAATATCCTTTAACCGATTTGTTAGAGATTCTAAAAGTGTAGGTGTCTCTTTGCTTACATTCCCTTCCTTCAATAGTGCACTTTGAATCTCTTTTAGTATAATAGACAGCTGGCACAGGTTTTCCCAATCGCTGTGCAATAATGCACATACCAAGAATGACTGCTGCACTGGTTGATGTTGCTTCTTCTTTGTCGTTTCTACCATCTCCTGACATGTATCCGTTATAAAAGTATTCGGCCTTTTCTCGTGGTAAGCACAGTGCTTCTCTTGGTATTCGTTTTCCATATGCATATTCCCCGAATATACCAAGGTATTCGTATAGTTGGTTATTGCACACATGATACTTCCCGCAAGTCCTTTCTTCAGTGTAAGTTCCATGTAGGTTTGCTTCTGACAGTCGGTGTTCAAATTCTTCTCGTTTTTTATCACTGACCGCAAACACAATCCTTCCCCCTCGCGGTCTATCTTGTCTGCGAACTCTCCACCCATCAGCAATATAGCGTCCGATAATCCACCAGATCTCTTTACTGTATTCGTTTGGCTCTTCATCAGGCAACACCATTGTGGAGTAATAGCTATCATTGAGTTCCTTGACTGGTTTGAATTCAATTGGTTCGGATACGCGAGTGACATAATACGGGTGTTCTGCCGTTGTGCCAGTTGGCAAGATGCCAAATCCGTTGACGTTCCAGATTCTTGCGTTGTCTCTCTGCATAACTGAGGTAACTGTTTTCCATCTTCCTTTGTGAGTAAGCACTCTATCTCCGACAGATACGTTTTCAATTGGTATATATCCTTTTTCTGTAAGAATATAAGTTCCTCGAACGAAGCAAGGGAATCCGAAGCACCAACAGTCGGCTTTTGGAATGTCTCCGGCATACACTCTTCTAATGTCATTTGCATACCATTCTCCATTTCTGTATTCCTCCTTCAATATTTCTTTTTGCCGTTGTTTCAGTGGCATTTTGTCCAGGAACTCTCTCTGCTCTTTGGTGAGTAAATGCATGGATGTGTAACTTGCAGTCGCAAACTTGTCGAACTCACAGAATCCAACGCATTCATGTCCTGCCAATTCCATTCCTCTGCGGAATCCTCCGATTCCTGCGAAAAAATCAATAAATTTCATTTTTACCTCATAACGTTATAAAAGAATCAAAACCCACAAAAGTATCAGTGAGATAATCCACAATGCTTCAAATGATGCTCTGGTCCTTTTGGGTCCTATGTAGTGCAGAAGCATAGCTAAAAGCATAACCACACATAAAATAATCTTAATTATTTGCATAATATTCAACTCCTCTCATTCTTTACGTTTTACAAAGCTTTCGCATTCTGTATTCAGTAAACATCCATAATCGCGACCTATGGTATAGCTCGGTATCTCGTATCCATTCTCACAAACGCGACAATATCCGCCGCATTTATACTTACTATTTACGGCTTTTTCTGCTTTAAACTGATCCAGTTTATCTTTAAGGTCTGCATTTGCATTTTTAAGCTCTGCATTCTCTCTGATCAGGCTATCGTATTTGCTTCGACTCATTATTTTGAACATTCATGCCACCTCACCCATAATATTTAAAACTATGATTGCTATGTTGCACAGCAGTATAACGATAAGTGCTAAAATATTCACGATTTTAGCAGTTTTTCCGTACTTTAGCGGAGATTTGTATGCAGCTCTAGCCATTATGATTTGAACTGCAAGAAATACAAATTCGATGCATAAGATAATATGCTTAATGCTCATTTATTGTTCCCTTCTGATACCTTATTATCATTTTCTTGTGCATCCTCGAAGAATGATTTGATATCAAACCACTTATCATTGATTATATTTCCAATAATTTTTAATCTTCTATCTCCAGTTACTGCGGTTCGTATATATCTTCCCTCTAAATCACTCAACTTTGTAACTCCGACTGTATCCATTATTCTAGCAATGGATTCCATTCCTGGGCCAGAGCCACTAAATTCTTTTGCACCCAGATAAGCATGTCCGAGACTATATCCGCCAAAAATGCATC